ACGCGATCCAGTCCCTTTGTACTGGCGACACTACGCCGCTCTTGATTCTTTTGAATTCAATCCAGCATAGCCAAGCGGGGATAAAAATATCTGGTACGCCAGGGGCTTGGCCGGTGGCCTTCATTTTTGCAGCTACTGCAATGTGACGATGTCCGCCGTTTGGAATAGACATAATCCTAGTTTCTGGATATGTACGCTTGAACCATTGAACAAACAACATTTGCTCATGGTCTTCACTTGGTACTTTTTCGGTCATAATAAAAACCCTTTTTGTTGCATAAAGTCGATGGGGTGTTTGGCGTGTTTTTTATGATTACACGTTGCGCGAAGCAACTGTATGTTGTCATCAGTGTTTGACCCGCCAAGCGCCAACGGAACAATGTGATCCAAATGATAATTTTTACCCAAATGTTTTTTACAGCAAGGACATTTACCGCGCTGAAGTTTGAATAACTTTGTGGATAAGTTTTTTGACAGAGTGCCGCCGTTAGCGCGTTTACGGGCGCGGCGATTTTGTCCATTGATTCTATGGGCTTCAGGATTGGCTTTATGCCATGCCGCATCAATAGCTTTTTTACGCTCTGGATTAGCTTTTCTCCAAGCGGCATTAGCTGCGTTACATTGCTTGGGATTCGAAGCGTACCGTAAAGCACTAATTGCCTTAATTTTCTCAGCGTTGGTTAAGTAATATTCCGCTTTTTTTGCTTTTAATTTTTCTGAATTAACTGACTGATAAACTGCGCGGGTTGCCCTTGCGCGCTTAAGGTTAGCAGTGTACCAAGCAACATTATTTGCTTTTTCTCTTTCTAGATTTACTTTTCTCCATGCCGCGCAACGTGCATTGTTGCATGGCTTGCAATCGCCTTTTTTATTGCGCTCGGTTTCAGCTTGGCATTTTGGACAAAATCTTGTCATGGTGACACCCTCTAACGGTTGGATGATGGTGTCAGTAAGCATTGGTTAGAGCAATGCAAGGCTGGCCGGCCCTGTCCTGACGTAATCATTTTACCACGCTAAAAAGGAAGTTCCCACTCCCACAAGTCGCAACCCCCAGGTTCATTTGCAAACTCTGGTGGCGGTGCCTCGCCAAACTCGGCGCAAACCCCGTCGGGCCTGTAATAGTCGCAAGTATGGCAAACCCTTGGCGGCTCGGCCTTCAAGGTGGCTCGGTAGTGTGTAACGATTGCGGGTTCTGGGTGACGGGTATTCATTGGTTCCATGTCCTCTTTAGTACAGTAAAAAACTTGCCTTCTCTTTTAAATTCAATTTGTGCCGGTGGCCTGCCCTCGGTCATTTGCCCTGCCATCTGGTGCAAGTCAGCCATGCCATAGTCCAGCGTCACGCCTGCCTTGTGGGCAATGTCGGCCAGCAGCCGCCTGCTTTTTTCGCCTGCGTAGCCATCGTGAGTCACTGCCAGATATTCAGTCACTGGTGGGTCACTTAGCCCCCCGTAGTACGTCACGCTCAACATCTCCCGGCCACTGGCTCGGCTTATATGCTTTCGCCATGTCCAGCTATTGACTTCCAAGTCAGTACCGTCGTTGCCCATAATGTCGTTATGGTGCAGGCGCAGCGCGGGGCGCTCGGGTTCGGGGAATGCCTCACCACAAGCCGGGCAGACCCTCACGCTCAAGGCGCATATCTCTTGACAGTGATCGCAAATCTTTACCGGCGCTTCGCCCTGCTTGTCGCCCTTCTTTGGTGGCGCTCTCACGGCTGTTATCGGCCCGTGTTGTTCCACGACCCCGGCAAAATCCAGCACCAAGCAGTCCGTCTTACCCTCGGCGATCCGCAGGCCACGCCCTGCCATCTGGACGTACAGGCCGGGTGACATAGTTGGGCGCAGCATGGCTATTAAATCAATTCCTGGTGCGTCAAAGCCTGTGGTCAGTACATTGGCATTGGTTAACGCTCGGATGCGTCCCTGCTTGAAGTCGGTCAGGATGCGGTCACGTTCATTGCTTGGCGTCTCGCCGGTCACGCATTCGGTGGTGATGCCCTCGTTATTCAATGCCTCGGCAATATGCTGGGCATGGGCCACCCCGGCGCAAAACACCAGCCAGGACTTGCGCTCAAACCCCAAACGAACGATCTCAGCGGCCACCTTTCGGTTCTTGTCAGTGGTGTCCACTGCCGCCTGTAGTTCAGCTTCGATGTACTCGCCCCCACGCTTTTTAACGCCGTCCACTTCCAGTTTGGTGCGGGTCAGTTTACTTCGCAGGGTTGATAGAAACCCCTTGTGAATAAGTTCCTCAATGGATACCGGCTCAATCAAGGCGTCAAAGATAGCGGGTTTGTCGGTGATGTAACCGTGGCCCAGGCGGTACGGGCTAGCGGTTAATCCTATCACCCTCACGTTCGGATTTGTCCGATAGATGTCCGATAGAAGTGTCCGATAGCCGCCCTCATCCTTGTGGCTCACCAGATGAGCCTCGTCTATGATAACCAGGTCAACGTGGCCGATTTGGCTGGCTTTTGTCCGGACAGACTGGATGCCTGCAAAGGTTATCGGTTCGCCCAATTCCTTTTGACGCAGCCCGGCGCTATAGATACCCATCGGCGCATTCGGCCAGTGCTGGCGCATCTTGTCGGCGTTCTGCTCAATCAATTCCCGGACATGGGTGAGCATCAAAATGCGCGTCTCCGGCCAACTTTGCAGCGCGTCCTTGCATAGTGCCGCAATGATGTGGCTCTTGCCCGAGCCGGTTGGCAGCACCAGGCAGGGGTTGCCCTTGTTACCTGCTTCAAACCATGCGTAGAGTTGGTCAATGGTGCGGGTTTGGTAGTCACGGAGCATCTTTATGCCTCTTATAAATTACGTTACGTCCATCTTTTTGTATCCTTCTTGTACCTTCTAACATTCCAAGGTAATAAATTCGTTTTATCAAAATTCTTAAAACTTCGATATTCCATCTTTTTAAATTTAAATAATCATCCATCAATTTATCTGCTGTTGGATCACCGTATTCACCAGCCAATAATTGATTAGTCATTTCTGAAAGTTCTTGCCTAGAAATGATTTTGCTTATATTTTTTAAATTCACCCCACTACCCTCCCATCCCATTCCTTCCGCAGCGCCATGACCTGCGGATCAGCAGCCACGCAAGCCGCAGCATTAGCCAAAAGTTCCTTTGACCCATACACCCCCTCACCCGGCTCACCGTTAGCAATGCCCTGCCCGTCAATCTCATACACGGCCACCCAGTCGCTTGGCCCTTCCAAGCGCTTCCACGGCACCAGATCAGGATGGATAACGTGACTCTCGCAGCCTGTAAGCTGGGCGTCAGTCGGGACGATGGCGTCCCACTTGGCGCAGTGCCAGGTGCTGTCAGACAGTGGAGTGATGTGGGCGCACGTTCGGCAGTTGACTTGTTTGGTGGTCTTGCTGCCGTGGCAGAAGTCATGGCCTGCACACATACGGCATTCAAACCATGTCGGGTCAGTGCTTATCGGCGGTGGCAGGCGGTCAGTCAGCGCCAACCGTTGGCCTTTGTCGATTGCCTTCACCGCATGGTCGCGGTCATACTCCAGGCGCTCGGTGTAAATGCGGTCATCGTCCTTGCAGACGGCAACGTACAAGGCGCGTTTCAGTTCGATGCCGTGCATATACACTTGGCACTGGGTGAAATGCTGGGGCTTAGACTTTTGCACTCCATTCTTCTCAAGGTCGTTGAAGCTCTTGAGACTGTGAGTTTTAAACTCCAATACGTGTTCCGTTTTTGGCGCACCGGGTACGCCTTTTCCAATACCGTCTAGGCTCCCGCTAACGTGACTGCCAAAGTCAACCCGACGTTGGGTTCCGGTCACGCTCATGCCGATAGCGCGTAGGTCGCTGATGATAGTGGCCTCTTCGTTGAAGCCACGCCTAAACAGTCGCAGGATGCGGCCTTGGAACTTCTCAACCACCGCCCAACGGAATGACAGCCAAAGCCAGCGCTCACAGTGATGGCCCAGCGTACTACACCCCATGTGAGCGCGGGGCTTCTCGGCTCTTGATTGATGGGCGGCGTCAATTAGGGAAGTTATGGTAATCTCTGGCTCTGGTATTTGCACGGTGTTTTCTCCTGAAGTTGTTGCTTATGTTGACCCCGCCGTTAAAAGCGGGGTCTTTTTTTGGGTGGGGGTACTCGCTGCACTGGTTGGATCCGAACCAACGACTCGCCCTCGAAAGGCAGCTTTTCCAACTAAGCTACAGCATCCGCTTTCCCCCCAAAACTTACTTCTTAGCCCACGGTGGCGCAGACTTAGCAGCAGGCGCACCAGCAGACGGCCCAATAGGCTTGAACGGCGCAACCGCAGCCGGTGTCACCCCGCCTAAGGCGCGGTAGCCTTTGATCTCATTCCCGGCGTACTCACCAGTCTTGACCACCAGCTTGATGCCCAAGTTGCCGCCAATCAGTTGGTCGGTGTCGGTCACTTTGGCAAGGCCAATGGCTCGCATGATCTCGCCCAACTGCTGGCGTCCGATCTCTTCCGCCTTGGTTGAAGCATTTTTTATGTTCAAGTTGCCAAACACCACTCGCCCCTGATGCGACGGCCCGGTGATGGTGTACTTGCAAGCAATGTACTTGCCGTCACCTGCCTTAGTGGCTTTGATCTCAGCGCCCGTAATGCTGGCGTTATACCAACCTTCGGGCAGTGGCTCAAAGTTGGAAGTGCCTTGCGGCAGAGTGTCGAGGGTAAATTCTTCGTCGAGAAAGGCCATGATTATTCCTTAGTGATAGTGAAAGTGGGGCGTCCAGGGGTGGACGTAATGGCACCAAGCAATGGCCCGGTCACAGCGTCAGCAGCCGCACCCCAAGCCTTTGCACTGATTTCTGGTTTCCAGCGAAAGAGGCTGGACAAGTGTTCGGACAGACCAGCCTCTGCGGCCAACATCTGGAGTTTGTCAGCGTCGATCTTCTTATTGATGCGACCTTCCATCTTGATCTTGTAGCCATCAACTTGATGGTTGACCGTGCCATCCAAGTCTTTGGGGAGGTCAAAATCCTTGACCATTTGGTCTTCCAGTTCCCGGCGCTCGGCAACTGCCGTGGCTTCTAATTTTTTGGCGTCAAGCCAGCGTTGGTAAAGTGTGTTCATTGGGTGTACTCCAGTGCTTGCAGTTTGCCGATACGTTCGTTGATTTGGTAGATTGACTTTGCAAAATCATCTTGCGCTTTTTGTTTGAGAGCCTGCAAGGCTGCGATCTTTTGAGCGGTAGGATCGTAGTTTTCAGGCGCGTCAAACTCAACTTCTTGTTGACCGACATAAGTGCGGTCTTCGGTGTCATCCATCTTGAATGAGGCAATTCTGTATTGCCCTTCTTCTTCCCACTCAAACTTTTGATAATGGACATGGGCCATGATTTTGATTTTCATGCTGCACCCCCGATTTTGTTAATGATCTCGCCCAGATCAGGCGCTTCCCAGCCACCCAGCTTGCCTGACCGATCCTTGGCAAGCCACAGGCCGTCGCTGTCGCACATCAAAGCCCGTTGAGTGTTGCCCTCGGCATCTTTCTCAACCCGCAGCGCCAGCACTTCATCAAAGAAGTAAGGCAATGCTTGGCCGGTCTTGATACCCGGCATTGAGGGCGAATACAGCACCCGGCCCATTTCATCCTGCGTCTTCTCCAGCTTGGCGGTCATCAGAACATGGCGTCCGGGCAGGTCACGGAAGGCGCGGATGATATCGCTCATCTGTTCCTGCATTGCACCGTATGCCGCCCGTGGGTCTTTGTTGACCTTTTTTTCATGGTTCAGGCAAACCTCTGCAATCTCCGAGATAGAGTCCAGCGCCACTGATTTGTGGTCTGAATCCGTTACCCAAGCGTAAGCCTCACGCAAGTCTTCCATGCTGGTGATCTCCAGATACGGCAGGTCAGCGTCTTGGATAGACAGCAAACCCCCCTCGGCAGACAGAACCACTGGATGCGGTAAAGTCTTAATCAAGCTGGTCTTGCCAGCCCCTGCCTGCCCGTAGACAAGCAGCTTGACACCGTTGGCTGCAAGGCCGCCGGTACGTTTCAACGAAATAGCCATTTGGCTCTCCTAGTTTGCGCTTCCGTCTGTAACTCAGTTCGAAGCGTGGCTAGATCATAGCATAGTTCTGTGCTACAGTGTCAACAACTTTATGACGAAAGATGATAAATAAATGGCAGACCTCTCAAATATCCTCGGTGGTCCTTGGTCGCCGCCCTCTCAAAAGCACGTTGATGCGCCTGACATACAACTCAAGGACGCTATGTTGGCCGCAGGGTTAAAGCCACCGGACACCATCCACCTAGACGGCAAGTTGCACCGTTTTAACAGTGGCACCAAGGGCGAAAAAGGTCACGACAAGCCGGGTTGGTATGTGGTCTTCTCCGATGGCGTACCGGCAGGGCGCTTTGGCTGCTGGCGCTCGGGGTTTGAGTCAAGTTGGAAAGCAGACATTGGCCGCAGTCTGACGCCCGTAGAGGAAATGGCGCAGTCCCGGCGCTTGGCGGAGGCTAAGACCCAGCGTGATGCCGAGGTGAAAAAGGCGCGGGAGGTAGCCGCTAATACCGTTGATCTGATCTGGTCGCAGGCCGGGGCAGCAAGCGCAGAGCATCCCTATTTGCAACGCAAAGGCATCAAGACGCATGGCGCACGGATTACAGGCGACGGCAGGCTGATGGTTCCGCTGTACAACCCAGACGGCGAGTTGTCGTCCATCCAGTACATTGACCATCAAGGTGGCAAGCTGTATCACCCTGGTGGACAGACCGGCTCAATGTACTGGCTAGTTGGCAGCATGGATGACGCTACAACACTTTACATTGCCGAGGGCTTTGCTACTGCCGCCACCATAGCGGAGGTGACAGGCCAGCCCTGCGCGGTGGCTTACAGCGCCAGCAACTTGGTGCCGGTGACGGGAATTTTGAAGGAAGGCCACCCGACGCTAGACATTTGCATCGTGGCTGACCATGACGCTAGTGGAGTTGGGCAACGCTACGCCGAACAGGCCAGCGCAAAGTATGGGGTACGCATGACAACACCGCCAGTGCCGGGTGACGCAAACGATTACGTCCAAGCGGGGCATGATTTGGCTCTGTTGCTCAAGCCGCCTGCACCAGTGATGGACTACCTTATCCATGCCGACGGATTTTCAGCGCAGCCTGCACCAATCTCATGGCTTGTTAAGCACTGGATACAGGATAAGGCCTTGGTAATGGTGCATGGCCCCAGCGGTGGCGGCAAGACGTTTGTTACCTTAGATTGGATGCTGCACATTGCATCAGGCAAAGCCACTTGGTTTGGTCACAAGGTCAGACCCGGCAACATGGTGTATTTGGCTGGTGAAGGCC